GTAGGTCATTTATGCCTGTGGTAGCGGCGGACTTATACGGCGCGAGCGTCGTCTGAATATTGTTATTTGTCTGCTGCAGCGTGTCGATCGCCGTGCCATATCCAGTAGCAACCTTATCCCACGCGTTAGCGGTTGCCGCTCCATTTAGAATGGCACTAACCGACATATTATGCGCTCAGAGTTTGTGCAAGAACGAATAGAGCGTGGATTTGCGCTGGTGTCTGTCCAAGGTCGGCGCCGATGGTGCTGATGAACGGATCATTCTCAGTGAATGTCTGCGCGTATGCCCAGCCGTCCTTGATGTTTTGGTCTGTGCAGGCAGCAACTGCTGTCTCGACTTGTGCTCTTAGTCCCTGCTTGGTTAGAGCGGCACGGATTTGATAAGGCGTGCAACTAAGTGGGGCAGCGGGTGGTGCAACGTAAGGTGCCGGCGTGTTGCCAAGAGATATCCATTCCTGCACCTGCTTAACAGAAGTAAGTCCAGTCCATCCATAGTTGCTCGTAACCAGCATGCCATCTGCTGAGGCGTAGGCGTAGGTCATTGGGGCAGGCACCTGGATAGGATTGCCGTTCTCATCATTAACCGTGATTGTAGGTATTGTCATAACTCACATCCTGTAAAGTAGATTGGGGTGGTATTTGCAGCGCGTCCATAGGCGTAGTTGCCAGCGGCGCTGCCAGCACCTGTGCCGCAGTAAAGTTCCGCACCACGATAGTTCGCCTGTCCAAGGGATACGCTCGTAGATGTAAGCGTTGTCAGGGCACTTCCAGTGCCAGTTTCAATGGTTATACCTGTCGCAGGGCAACTAACTCCAGTCGGTGGCACCCGCGGTGCCGTGGTGAATGGTGTGAATATCTCACAGGCTGCGGCAAGGTTAAAGAAGCCGGAGCCAAGTGGCGAACTTGCGATGGTAGAAGCAACTGGTAGGTAGCGCTGTGCAAGGGATAGTTCCATCCCGATTGGGCGCCATTCGAACGCCGTTGCCGCTGAACCTGCTTCTAACTGAACTGTAGCGATGTTAAGCACGCACTGAACTGGATTTTGGTTGCTTGGATAACCAGCAAGTCCGAACTGTCCAAGGGTGTCGCCATACGCAGTGTTGTCGTTCTTGCTTGCCACGATAGCAAGGGCAAGGTAATCACCTGTGCCGATAGTCTTGCCACTTATGCTTGGTAGGGTAAGCGTAACCGTGTATTTCGCCCAGGATGTTGTAACGTTGATGTAAGAACCAACGCCAACTGAAGCGGATCCGCCAGATCCGAAGTTCTGGGATAGGATAACCGCGTAGGTGTGCGCGACCGTGGCTTGTGCGTAGAATGATACGGTAACCGTTTGCCCAGCGAGAGTTCTAACGCTTTCCACCCGCTGTTCCATTGCCACCATAACACCAGTGCCGCTCGCGGTGCTGCTGCCAACCGATGATGTGATACCGAACGCGTAGTAGTATTGGGGCTCACCTGGTACGGCGGTCTGTCCGACGGTAAAAGCGTTTGGTCCAGCACCATAGGTTATTAAACTGCCTGGGCCAGATGATGGAAATCCACCTGCAGTGCTTCCCCAACTAACCGTGTTTAACCATCTGTCATTGATATACCAGACGTTCTTCAGCGAGCCGGAGTTAGGATACCCAATGGTTGATTGAGTAAGGTAGTAGTTGTTAGCACCCAACTGGTTGATGTTGAACGCGCCGTTAATCAGTTTGTTGCGATAGTCGCCGGTAGGAGCAGCAGCGGCTGTGCCCTGCTGCGTGCCATCAGAGAACGTGATGTTGCCAACGCCAGTAAGTCCGACGGAGTTAGTTGTGTATTGGATAACCGAACCAATAGCGGTGCCGCCATACGTATAGTTGATGTAAGGCACGGCATTGGTGGTGCCTGTTTGGTGTCCAAACGTGCTGCCGGTTGCGTTAGGCGCGATAACAACGGTATTGCTGTCCGCCGCGGTGCTTTGTCCAACATACAGATAGCCAGCATTGTTCAGCCTCATCTGCTGGATCCAAGATATATCTGAACCAGCGGTTGTGCTTCCTGCTGATTGATACCATAGGTGATTTCCGGCGAATGGTGCATATCTGCTCGCGTAGTCGGTTGTTATAGCAGAGTATGAAGTCGCGGATGTAGTTGATACGACGTAGTTATAGCCGATTGACTGGTCCCATCCGCTCCACACGAAGTTGTTGCTCTGGATGTTACCACCACCCTGCCAGTGGGTGCTTGCGGCACCCTGCAGTCCAACGTTGCCAATGTTATCAAACACGATGGTGTTAGCCTGATTTGTTGATAGGGTGATCGAGCCATTCAGCAAGCCACCGTTCGACTTGATATCAATGAACGCTGCTGCAAGCGTATTGTCAGGTCCTGCTTGAAGTCGTAGGTCGCTAAGGTTGTCAGATGTTCTAATCGTTACAGGGTTAGTGCTCTGCGTTACGCGAGATATAACAACCGCGTCAGTCGAACCGTCCGGCACCTGTATTGTAGCAGGTAATGTTGTGTTGAGGGCAGCGTAGGCGCCGGTGATGTTGTCAGTCGTGTAGAGCGTGTTGCCAGCGCTATCCTGAACAACGAACTTGTAAAACATCGCCGGCATTACCCAGATGTTTGCTCTGCCCGCCCCATCAAGAACAACAGGATTTGTATTTTTCGTTGTGCCAGTGGCGTCAGTGTAGGTTGCCTGTAGGTTTAGCGTGCCAGCGGCGTAGGTATAAATCAAACCACCTGCGAGGGGTAAGCCCGAGTTATCGAAGAACTGCTGTTTTGCTGGTGGTGCGATTTGTGTTAGCATTGTCTATTTCCTTTAAGTCGAGATATTTATAGCGCTTGTCTCCACCGGGCTAGACTGATACAGCGCCAGTGAAGTCCTTAAGAGTTGCAAGGTATGTGTATGCTGCTGTTAAGAACGCGTTCTTCGCGGCATTGCCATCAGCGGTTGTCCAGATGTAGGTGCGCTGCTCCAGCACTGGGTTGCCCAAGTTATACGCAGTGAGAGTTGCATAGAAGTTAATAACGAGTTTTATTTCAGTGGCGGTGATCACCGCCATATTAATCTTCGAGTATGTGTTTGGAACTGTTAGTCCATATTTGCTGGTAAAATCTATTTCGAGTGCCATTTGTATTCCTTTATGCGACTATTGCGTGCGTGCCTGCGTCGATCCAGTTAGTGCCATTGCCGAAGCAGAGAGCGCCTGCTCCACTGTTAGCGTCCGTCACTATTAGCAGGCGTCCAAGGGTTGCGGCAGGTAAGGTTGATAGGGTTGCGGTAGGTGCGGATGGGTAAACCCACGATGGGGTAGCATCACCATTTGAGGTTAGCGTCTGCCCAGCAGAACCATAGTTCGTAGATGTGGTGCCGAAGCTAAATGAGCCAGTAGGGTTAATCTGCAGCACTTGAACTGCCGCTCCCACCGTCATACTGATAATACCCTTGTTAGAGTTAGGGGCACCCGCTCCAGTGTTATTTCCTGCCGATAGGATTAAGTTGCCTGCCTTTGCAGTTGCTATTGCCGTCGCACCACCACGAAGGGTTACATTTCCTGCCGTTCCTGTTGAGCCTGTGCCGCCAACCTGCCCACCAACGATGGTTACCGCACCACCTGCTAGTGATGTTGTTGAGTTAGACATTCCACCAGTGATATTAACCACACCACCATTGCCGCCAGCGAATGTGTTCAAACCACCGGTGATCGTTATACCATTTCCAGCGGTTGTTGTTGCGCTAGTAAGGGTAGAGATCGCAAGGTTGCCGGCGGCGTTAGTTGATAGCGTTCTAGCGGCCATCGTGATGTTGCACGCGCCACTGTTTAAACCGCCTACGCCATTCGCTGTAACAACGCTGTTAATAGGAGAGGTTGCGGTTGTGGTTATAACCAATGGCTGCCATAAACCACCTTGGAATACCAATGGCGAGTTATTAACAACAGTTGATAGATCTCCAAGATTAAGTCCGTCCACCCATTGAGCGGCTCCAAGGGGTCCATAGGATCCTAAAACCTGTCCATATGTGCCATAACTGCCATTTGCTTCAATAGCCCCATTAGTATTAAATGTGATTGGGTTTGATAAACCAAAGATAATGTTGCCATTGTCGCTGGAGCCAACTGAACTGCCTGGGGAGAAGATAACATCGCCACCGTGGGATCCATTTCCTGATGAACCGGCGAAGAAGGCGATAGAAGCACCTAGTCCATTCGCTGTTTCACCACCGGCTAAAACAAAGCCAACGTTAGGGTATGCTGATGGATAACTAGGGGCAACATCTCCATTGCCGCCCCGGATAATAACTTGTCCAGCAGCAGCACCTGTTGTAGGTGCATTGCCTGATTGGAATATAAGGTTGCCAGCGTTCGATGAGGTGGCGCTGTCTATCGTCTGGAATGTAATGTTATTTCCGGGCGTGCTTGTGCTGATCGTGTCAGTGCCGGAATACGTTGTCATCGTAATATCATTGTTGATAACAGTAGCACCAGTGGTAGGATCAAGAGTGATAACTTGTCCGGGCGCAGGCATCGTGAGCACAACGTCTGATAGCGTAGCGAATGATCCACCACCACCTGATGGTGCAGCATTCACCCAACTTGTGCCATTGAATGATAGCACTTGTCCAGTTGTAGGTGATGTGATAACAACATCAGCAAGGCTAGCGGCGATCGATAGTGTTGTATTCACCCACACCGAGCCGTTGTAGGTAAGGGCCTGATTTGTTGATGGGGATGTTAGCGTTACATCGGTAAGAGTAGCAAGGGAACCTGCTCCACCTGTGATGGTAGCCCAGGTAGTATTGTAATCAGAACCATCAACCTTTACGAGGGATTGTCCAGTTGTGCCTCCAGGTGGAACTCCAACTCCATCAGCACCTTGAGGGCCCATAGGGCCCGGATATCCCATCTCCGGCTCATCAGCATCCTCTCCAGGAATACCGATTGGGCCCTGTGGGCCAAGAGCACCATCTAGTCCATTAGAACCAGGTAAGCCATCCGCGCCTGCTGGACCCATAGGTCCTTGAGGGCCCATTGGTCCAGGAATTCCATCTTGTCCATCCTCACCATCTTGTCCATCAATACCTGGAGCACCATTTAAGCCATTTAGTCCATCCGCGCCTGCTGGCCCTACTGGACCAGCAGGGCCCATTGGTCCAGTTGCACCATCCGCGCCAGGTAAGCCATTTGCTCCGGCTTGCCCCATTAAACCAGGTGGGCCAATATCTCCATCCGCTCCATCATCTCCATTGATGCCAGGGATACCTTGAGGCCCAGTTGCACCAGTCGCTCCTGTAGGCCCAGTTGCACCAGTCGCTCCTGTAGGTCCAGTTAAGCCGCTTGGGCCCTGTGGGCCAGTTAAACCTATTGGGCCAACATCTCCATCTAGGCCATCATCTCCATTGATGCCAGGAATACCCTGCACGCCTTGGATACCTTGCTGACCAGTTAAACCGATTGGACCAGTTGCTCCTGTAGGTCCCTGTGCGCCTTGGATACCTTGCACACCTTGTTGTCCAACATCTCCATCTAGGCCATCATCTCCATTGATACCAGGAATACCTTGAACGCCTTGGATACCCTGTGGTCCTGTAGGTCCAGTTAAACCGATTGGGCCTTGCACGCCCATTTCACCTTGCTCTCCATCCGCTCCATCGAAACCAGGGATACCTTGTGGTCCAGTTAAGCCGATTGGGCCTTGAGGGCCCATTGGGCCAGGCCATCCATCATTGCCATCCTCACCATCATTTCCCTCTCGGCCGATTGGGCCCTGCGCACCTGTAGCACCAGTTAAACCTGTAGGGCCCATTGGGCCAGGATTTCCTTGATCTCCGTCTAAGCCATCATCACCTTGTCGTCCGATTGGGCCTTGCGGGCCCGCATAACCAACACCACCCTGTGGGCCCTGTGGGCCAGGTATGATAATCGGCATCTCACCATCGCTGGAACTCTCTCCATCCATCCCTGGGATTGAGTTCATAACATTCACCGTCTGTGTTATCGTGGTGAACTGTCCAGTTGATAAGAATACGAAGTTTTCGTTAAACCACTTTTCCCAGGCGACGGTTAATCTGCCCCTGTCATCAGAGATAGGCACCTTTATAGGTGGTGGTGCGATCGTGTTTTTAATCGGATTTGTTGCCATTCTAGTTTAGCCCTGTGATAAAATAATGGGCACGGCATTGCGCCCGTGCCCCAATGGCTAACTATTAAGCGATACCGATTTCACCCTCGGCTTCAAGAGTAAGCGTAGCAGAAGCAGAAGCACCACCAACAAGGAAGTCAGCGGCATCAAGGCGAAGTCTGCCATACCAGTCGAAGTAGGAATATGCTGCAACGGATACAGCAGAACCGATAAGTTCAGAACCAGCGGCGTTAGCACCAGTAGCACCCACCCACAGAGAGAACGTTGCCGCTGTATTCGTTTTATTCACGATACGGATGTGGCTAAGAACCAAATAAGGTTGTGTTTGTGTATAACCAACAGGGCCAGCGAGCGAAGTAATCGCTGGGTTGATTATATTAGTCGTCATCGTGGTTGTCAGAGCGACTGGGCCAAGACGAATGATTTTATTTGCTGCCATTTTGTTTTCCTTTAAGTAGAACCAAGATCAAGAACCAAGTCGGCCCCTGTTATACCGCTATAAGCATTATTTACATCAGTTACCTTATAAACTCTGTTGCGAGATGTTCCTAGTCTGTAGAAGATAACTCTCTGATTATACTGCCCTGCCCTGCCCAGTGGGCAATACCGTTCATCGCTCCAGGTGTTGCCACCATCGTCAGAATACTGCAGAATAACCTGTGGATTTGCTGCTTCGTCCGTTATCGTGCCTGGTTGATAGTCGATCTGCAGCGAGATGTGCTTCACCCGCTTTAGCGAGTTAGATACGTGCGGTGTTATCCGTGTTCGAGCGATAACATATCCATTTTCCGTGCTGTTCGACTGGTCCATAAAGTATAGGTTGCCAGTTGTGTAGTCGCCAGTGATGTGCTTGCCGAGGTAATACGCTTGCCCCTCGGCGATGGATCTTGCTGCCTGCGTGCCATAGCCTGATTGCTTTTCGAACCACTGTGCTTTCTGCGTCTGCAGGTATGTCGTCATATCGAACACCCAAGTGGATGATAAGCCAGGCACGTTCAGCGAGTAGAAGAAGTGTCCATTGAGTTGATAACTGTCCGCGGTGGCCGCGGCCACCTGAGCTGCGGTAAGGGCTGCCAGTTTCTGCTCGAGCGCGTAGTTGCTAACTCGAACCGGCACATAACCTTGCGCCATATAAACGATTGGACCACCGCGCTCATCGGTTGCCATCCAGAAGATCGTGTTGTTCAGTTTCTCGATGGTATTGGGAGAAGCAGCACCTGTTTCAACCAGAATACCAGGGCGACGAGCGAAGATATTATTGCCTGAGCCAAGGTCATACCATAGTTCAGTTGTCGTGCCGCCGAAGATCCATAGATCCTCATTGTTGTTGATAATACCCACGATAAGGTCGGGATTTGCTTCTGCAGCAGCATATCCACCTGAGGCCGATGGGTTAGCAAGGTTGCTTATCGTTATGCTGGTGCTGTAGAGGTCAGTCCAGAAGAATGTGTTCGAGCCCATCAGCGTGAATAGAACATACCCGTCCATATAGGTGCAAGATGTAGCAGGGGCAAGGAATGTCGTCGGATTGGTGTAGTTGCTTGTCACCCATAGGGTAGCATTCCACGTAGGGTCGGTGCTAACGTTCGTTAGCACGTTCGTCTTGAGATTTACCAACCATACCATCCCGGTGTTTGATACGATGAACAGTGATAGTCCATTGTCGGTGTATTGCACGTCCGCCGTGCAGTCGATGGTGCCGATGGTTGTAGCAGTCCAACCAGTGCTGGTGGCGTTGCCATTAATCTGGTAGAGAACATTTCCGAACACCCAGTAGCAAGCACCATTGCTCGCAACATATCCACCTCTTGATACGCCGTTCAAGCCCGTTATCAGCCGAGTTAAACCGGGCGTCGGAACCAGTTGCGCAGGCTCTGCGTCCTTGCCAAAGCCCATCTCGTTGTATTCAACATACCGATTGATGAGGCGCTGGCAGTCATAGTTGATGTTGTTCAGATTGTAGGATGGGCCAACAAATCCCTTGAAGCGTGTTTCAGCAAGCATATTAAACTCTCAGGCTGTCGGATTGGATCATATAGCGTCCGGCGTTAGCGCCCATAGCGGCAGCATCATACGACATCCGCTGAAGCATTTGTCCATTGTTTTCCTCGACTAATCTCTTAGCGCGAACTGCCGTGTTGAGCACCGTAACTGATGGCTCTATGCCATTTTCAGCGCAGAGCAACATTGCAAGGTTAAATCGAAGGGCTTGCGCGTATGCTGGTGGTAGGGATACAACGTCGGTAAGGGCGTTTGAGGAGTTGAGAGATTGCTGAACATGTAGGATAAGATTGCCACCAGCGCTATTTGGGATAGGCCAGATGTTAAAGTTGCCCAGTGGGTATGCTTGGTCGTAATATCCGTATTGGGAGATATTTCCGGTTATTCCCTTTGAGGTAACATTTCCCCAGTCCTGCTCGGATATCACCTCGATTGGTAGATCGACGTAAGGGGTAACGGTTGTTTGTCTAAACCAAGCACCAGCGATTGCAGGTGGTCTAACAGGCACGTTAAAATCACCCCCAGGTCCAATTGCGTATGATTGCTGTCCTCCCACGGTGGGGATCATCAAGATGTTAATCGTAAAGATGTTTAGGTTGTCGGCGTTCCAACTGTCGATTAGTTCATTCAGGCAGAGCAGTCCGGTTGAGGCTTGCGAGGCCGACATAGTCTCGTTTTCACCTATCACCCCACTTAGGTAATAGGCTCTCGAGATAAGTGAAGCGAAGGTTTGAGTTGTCATTTGTATTCCTCTCTTGTAGGATATTTATTGCCGCGTAGGCTATGTAGGGCACACCCCAAAAGAGGAGCCGAAGCTCCTCTCAGTTTGGTTCATCAACCTGATTTTAGCCCTGAACGCGACATAACAAAGCGGGTCTCACAACTTTCCATCCGTAAAGCACGTCAGCTCTGTGGTAAACCACATCAAGTTGTGGGTCATATTGCTTAGCGAAGCGGATAGATACGCCAGTTTCTGGGTCACGAGCAATATATGCTTCAGCGCCAGGAAGGTCTGTAGGCAAGTCACAGAATGCCACCATAAACGCATCCTTATGCCATACAAGGTTAACGTCTGTCGTTACATTAGCAGCACCAAGCCAAGTTACAGCAGCACCGTTAGCAAGAGCGGCGGATACTGTCTGGTTAGGAGCAGCAATGCTGATTGCAGGAAGAACGGATACTGTAGCAGCACCAGCGGTAAATGATGTAGCTGCTTGAACAGTGAATACTTGCAGCTTGTTAGTAGTTTGACGAGTAAGTGGGTTGATTGCATACACACCAGCGACGGTGAATTGATCACCTTGAGCGATCGTTGTGCTAACAGAGCCATCAGCAAGAACAACCGTTGTGCCAGAAGATACAGCACCATTTACGGTAACAGTGTCTGTCGCAACGCGAGTGCCAGTTGTGAATGTAGGCAATGTTTGTGTCATTACCCATTCCATACCACCAGCAATACCCATCAAACCGCGCTTGTATTGATCAGCGATTTCAGTTGCTGATTGGAACAGGCCTTTCAAACCGTCGATGATAGCGGCTGTAGCGGATGGGGTAACAGCGGCGTAGCGCTGGTCATCACGTGGAGCAGCTTGGTCGTCTAGACGAGCCATAGCATCAAGGAATGGTCGAAGTGTGCCAACGTCAGCACCAGTGAATGCTGCTGGGATACCGTTAGTATAAACGCCTGGGGTTGCAAGGGATTGTGCTTGGTAGAACAACTTGAAACCGTCTTGGTCGATGTCAGAAGCAAGCTGAGCCATTTGTGGCTTCAGAATACGATCTGCGAACACGTCGATCTTCAACTTCAGATCTTCTGTAGAGAAGTCGACGGCGATGTTGCGCTGAAGAACTTGCAAAGAAGTCTGAGATTCAGTTGTGTTGTTAAGATTGATAGCTGATTGAAGTGCAGAGCTATAACGAACAGGGATACGGATTTGGATTGTGTCGCCGTTCTTGTGTCCGACTTGTCCGTAGTAGCTGTCGATTGTTTGCTGTGCGCGAGGAACCAGAACGAACTGGTTACGAAGAACCAACAGAGCTTCATTGGTAATAGCTGTGTTAGTTAAGAGAGCATTTGTTGCTGCCATAATGGATTTCCTTTAGTGTTGTTACTTTTTACCTTGTGCTTTTCTAAACTTAGCGTATTCGGTAAAATCTTTCAGCGCAACGACTTCCTCTAGAGTTTTAGCCGGTGCTGCCTTGATTCCGCCTTTCAGCTTAGGTGGAGAAGTGGGCACGCTTGATGATTCAGGTTTTTCAGTCTTTCTTGCCTCAACAGCCAGTTCGAGCTTAGTTAGCATCTTCACCTGATGAGTGGGGCTCAGCGTCTTAAAGCGCTTTGTAAGCTCCTCATCCTGCAGTAGTTCATAAAGCACCGCTGGTCCAACCTCTGATTCGTTCAAGAATATCCGAGTTTCTGCGTGGGTTGCGTTCGTAATACCCGCCACCGCAAGGGCATCCACATTAACCACAGCATCATAATCTTCTATTTCTTTCTTGATCGAGTTTTCACGAGTTGTCCAGGTTTGTATAGATTTCTGAGTTGCCTCGGTCATCTTTGCTTTCTGCGCCTGCACTTGTCTTTGGTGCTCTCTTTGCTCATCTTTCCAGTCGCTCAGTGCCTCGGTAAAATCGCCAATAGTAGCGAAGTTATGCATCTCCGGCTTAGGCTTCGTAAAGCTTTCAGTCACTGCGACTTCTTTAACTGCATCTGTCTTTGGTAAACTCTTGAGCGCTTCCAGTTCGGCTTTCACGCGGATGGCTTCTTGTCGTGCCTCTTCCCGTTGTGCAATTACCTGCTGTATGCGCTTGTTGTAGTTCTTCCTTGACTGAAGGGGTTTTCCCTCATCATCCAAACTTTCCTCTGAATCGGTTGCAGTTGTCGATTCTGCTTCGGTAACGACGGTTTCCACTGGTTCAGTTTGAACTTCCTTTTCCTTTGTTACAAGGAAATTAGGTCGTTCTTGCACTTGCGTGCTTTCGCCTATAATGGCGTTTTCTACATTGTCTGACATAACGTTGTCATCTCCGAGTTTGTTACGGGGTTATAAGTCCGAGAACTTTTTGGGTAAATCACCCAGTGATTTTATTTATAGGGGCAATCTGATTAAGTGCCTGTTTAATTCTGAAGTAGGTCTTCCCAGCGCTTTCGTGCCTTTAGAAGATACCCGAGGAGAATACCGTATATCATTTCTTTGCCTTTTTCTTCTTATGCTCATCAGCCATCGCAAGGGCTATGGCAACCGCTTGCTTCGCGGGCTTGTCTGCCTTCACCTCTGTCTTGATGTTCTTTTCAACTGTTTTCTTGCTCGTTCCTTTTTTCAGTGGCATAGTTAAGCTCCGTGGAAGTATTTGAATATTGCCCAGGCGCCACCAGCAAGGATAACGATAACGCTTGAAGCACGGTAGATTAGGTTCCACGCCACCTTCCAGTCATTTACAGTGTTGTGCGTGTCGTCCATCTTCGTGATGAACTCTTTAATGTTAGTATTGGTGCGACTTATCTCGGTAGTAAGATTTTCAACCGTCGTGCTAACCTTTGTTATGGCTTGATTAACATACGCGGCGGATTTTAGTTCATCCTTAAGGTGGTCATCAAATCGGCGCCCAAATGTATTAACGCTGTCGGTTGCCCCGGCGAGATTATCTTGCACTGCTGTCATTTTTACCTCGAGGATACCCACGCGGGTTTCTAAGTGGTTGTCCATACTTGTCCCTCATTGATTGTAGTATTTTGCACCACCTAACTTTACACCAATGTAAAAACAAAACGCCATCACAGGATTTACGCCCTGCGCTATTAGGGCTTCTTGTAGCAACCTGTCAGCCTTGCCCTTGTCTGTTACGGCGGGCTTGGTGTAGAGATAGTCGTGTAGCGTGCCTGCAAGGTTGCCCCTGTCACCAAGATAATCAAATATCAATGGTATTCGTGGCACGCTTGCGAAGTCTGTGATAAAGCCCGGTGGCACCGTGTAGGTTTCTCCAGCGGTAGAGATGTAGGTTAGCGGGGCAAGCAGGCGCCAGGTGCCCCTGCCCTCTGCCCCAACATCCTCAATCTGTTCAACCTCTAGCCCTGTGATGAACTTGCCCATCTTTACACCACATTGAAGAATTCAATGGTAACAACACCCGCCGACGGTGCGATTATGCTAATGCTAGATTGGTTAGATAGGAACTTCACGGTAGGATTAAACACTGGGGCTGTTCCATTCGTATTATTAGCAACAGGCACGATGGCAGCAATCTGTGTTGCTCCAGTCGAGTTGAAGTTAACATAGAATGGCACGGTGCTTGTGAATGAAGCCAGTGATGTTTTCAAGCCAGCAGGAAGCGTAATAGTCTGCGCTGTGTTAGCGGCAAGAACGATTGCGAATACCATGTCGCTTGGGTTCTGCGCGGCAGAACGATTTGCATCAGAAGAATAGTGATTGTATGAACGCATAGTGGGTAATCTCCAGGTTGTTAGGGATATTTACATCCCCTGTATGTTTGAGGCTTGTGTTAAGTGTGGCATAAGTATCTTGTGCATCTCTTCAGTGTGCTCTAACCTCGCCTTAATCTCAGTTAGCACCGCCTTCATCTCATTGTTCTGCTTATCTCGCTCTGTGCGTAGAAGTTCAAGCTCCTTGTCGCTCTGGGCGTTCATCTCAGCAAGCTTGATTTGTCCAGCCATCTTAACCTGGTCTGTCTTAATCATCAGCATCGCCTTTTCATATTCTTGGTGCAGCGCTTGCAGTTCTACAGTAAGTTGCTGAATCATCTTGCCCTGCTGTGCAAGGGCAGCCTGCGCCTGTGGTGGCACTTGCTGATCTTCCCTGCCCTGCAGTTGTGGGAAATTAACGGCGAATAGTTTCATTAGGCGATCTCGAGCGATGTCTGATCCTTCGAAGTCCATAGCACCCACGATAAGATCCTGCAGCACTGGGGTAAGTTGTGGATCAACTCGGGTAAGTTCTAAAATCTGTTCAAGGGCTGCTTGCTTTCTTGTCGCGTAGGCAGGGCCGGCATTTACCTTTACCGAATATTCACCAGTCGTTAAGTCGAACTTCTTCGGCTTGCCACCTTCACTGAACATCTGGTTTATCTTAACCACATCAACGCTGCTATCAGGATTTACGATCTTGATAACGCGTGGCTTGTCATACACCTTAGGGATAAGGTCGATCAGAATACAACCGAGGTGTTCGATGGAGCACACCAGATTTTCAGAGAAGTGGAGATTAGCATTAGCACCCTGCTGGGCAAGGGTTTTGATAGCAATTCCAGACTGCTCATTAGGCGTAGCACCAAGTCCTGCATCATAGATACCAATGGTTGCTTTTAGTTCATCATTCCAGTGGGCAGAAGCAGCAAGCAGGTCATTGATCTGTCCTGTCTGGTCTGCGCGCATAGGAGCAGGATTTTGCATCAACTCACCAGGAGCGGCTGGATTATCACGGTATGCATCATAGAGCAGCACGCTCCAGTTCTCGGTGTTCGCTGTCTGCCATTGCTTTTGATATGGGGCAATGCTGCGCTTGTCGGCGATCCAAGGTGCCTTGTTAGCAGATCCGATCCGTCTTGCAACGCTGCTTGCCATATAGTTCAGCATCTTCTGCGAGTCCTTAGCATAGCGAACAACACCACGGATATCACGGCGTCCATTCACAACGGTTTGTGGGCCAATAACAGCAACGAATGGGAAGTATTCACCAGCCCAGTCTCCCTCTCTAAGGATTTCCGCACCATTCAGGTCCATCCACTTAATCTTGGTTTGAACAACTTGTCGCTCACGGGATATTATCTTATCAGAGCCATCATCACCTGTAGGCCAAGGTAGCATACCTGTCATCTCGCTGTCAGCCTCTTGTCGATCAACGACTGGTTTTTCGTAGCGCAGGCTATCGACTTCACTTCCATCTTCTAGCAGATACTTAACATAGGAGATGGTTTCTTTATACCAGTAGCGGAGCACGCGAACTGTTTTTTCACCTGCTTGCGACATACCCCAGTTGCTTTGGATAGCACCGACGCTCTCCACATCAAGGGTAGCGATCTGACTTCTTGGGAATTCATTTCTATATTCGTCGATCGAGTAATCGCTGATTTCAAACCAGTAGTTCGCGTCGCTGAAGTCGGCAGATTGTGCGCTAAAGTCCGGTAGAACGGTGAATGGGTCGAAGATTGAGGTGATAACGATCTTCTTGTGATCGCTCCAACTTCTTTTGGATACAGGCTCCACATCAACTCGTAGGAAGCCAAAGCCTGGAACAAGTGCACCATTCTCACCTGCTGCGTGGATGTAGTGCTGGTGTGCCTTGCTGTCGGCTTGGATATGTCGAATAAGTCCATTGTAGATATCAGCGGTATCCTCTGAACTCTCCTCGTCAGTAGCATCAACAGTAATATTGATCTCTCGCTGTCTAAGTTCATTTTCGATTTGCTTTACGAACTGGGGTAGTCGATTTACGCTGAGGGTAGGCTCTTTCTTAACCTG